AGGAACCAAGGGAAAGGGACTCCTTAGTCCGTCCCTTCCCTTTCACCTGCGGTGTTCCGTAGTGAAACTTCAAACTGGCGGGACCAGAAAACAAATGACATTGCCACGCTTCCACCGCCCACACCTGCCAAGGCTTGGTGGTGGGGTGGGGTATGATACAATCGCGAAATGAAAGAAGTCATATTTGGTAACGTAAGGAGAAAATAAAAATGAAGGCTAAAATTATTGGTGGTGGAATTTCTGGAGCAACTGCTGCCGTTGTTCTTAAAAACGCTGGGTATTCAGTTCGTTTATTTGAAACGAGGAATCATATCGCAGGGAATTGCTACGACAGTATTATTGGTGGAACCATGACACATAATTATGGGCCTCACTTCTTTCATACAGACGACAAAGAAGTATTTGAATTTTTAAGTAGATTCACAGAATGGATTGACTACAAGCATCGACCAAAGGGGGAAACGAAACTTGGATTAATTTCGCTACCTTATAGCAAGAAGACCATATTTGAAATAGGCAGAGAGCTTACACAAGAAGAAATTACCGATGTTATATTTAGAGAGTATTCTGAAAAACAATGGGGGGTTCCATTCGACCAGGTTCCAAGAAGTATTACAAATAGGATACCAAAGACAAAAGACTGCGATGATCCATCATGGTTTGAGGGGCAGGAATATCAATTGCTTCCAAAGGATGGGTATACCCAAATGATATCTAGAATGCTTAATGGAGTTGAGGTTGTATTGGGGGCTGGAAAGAATGACTGGAAGTCTTATGAGTCAGACATAACTGTTTATACTGGTAAGGTTGACGAATACTTTAATTTTGTTCATGGCGATTTACCGTACAGATCTCTTGATATAGAACATACGATAACATCTAGACGCCTACCATGCGCAGTTGTAAATCACAATACTTTATCAACCCCATACACAAGATCATATGACAATGCATATTTTACAAACCCTCATTCAGAAACTACGGTAATCACAAGAGAATTGCCGAAAGCATGTGGAAGATCAGATATTCCATTTTACCCAATTCCATTTGGATCTGGGTTAAAAATATACTCAAAGTACAAAGACCTTGCAGAACGTGAGAGTAGGGTAGTTTTTGCTGGCAGACTTGCGACCTACACATACCTAGATATGTGGATGGCAATAAAGCAAGTATTACTTAAGTTTAGGAATTTATAATAATAGTAGGATTGAGGATTTGTTTTGAGGCTACTTTTGTTGGGCGTGGTGGTAATTGGATAGGTGTGATACAATAGGCGAAATGAATAATTCTAAACCTGGTCTATACGCAAATATCAACGCCAGACGCAAGGCTGGCATAAGTCGTCCTAAATCTAAAAGCACGATCTCACCTAGGGTATATCGTGTGATGAAAGTGAAAAAGGGTGGCTTCGCACCAAAATAGGAATCTGCTTAAACAGGCTTGTAGCTTTATAAGCCTGCTACAGCGCGAGAATGCCCAGCTACATGCGGTTCTTCGCCAGCTAGGGCAATTGGTCGATGACATGGAAAACAACTGCTCTTATGAGGTTTTTGAACATGAGTGGGCTGAGATAGCGTTATCGATGGCCAAGCTTTCGACTTTCTTCGCAAAGCACCAGGAGGACCTGGCTGCTCTAAAGGATTGCGATATATTCGATGGTGAGGTTGATGAAGTATGAATAGGTATATGAAAAAAGGCTTTAAAACCACACGCAATCGCTCCAGGATGCCTGTTAAACGCGTGATTAAAGCGAACCAAGTAGAGGATAGCGGGGTAGTTAAGAAAACGCCTATTATAGACCGTCCGCTTGGGAATAGGGCTTGTTGCTGCTTTATAGGTAAATAGTAGCTATTCTATCCCTTATGGGACATTTTTCAAAATAGTAAAATTTGAAAATCAATTTTGAAAATTGAAAATCCAAATTTTCGGATTTCGCTATGCCATCCTTATGAAGGCTTTTCTAAATTAATTTTTATAGCGCTAGCGCTAGTAGCGCTTTCAGCGCTACCCAGCGCTCCTGCCTGCCTACTAAGCCTATAGCGCTCCCATCGCGCATTGACCGCGCGCTGCGCTTGTTCCCTGGTACGCGCTTTGCTAGTGCCCTTCACGCTTCCGCCCTTTTTCCCCATCGCTGAAAAGTAGGCGCGAACTTCTGCGCTTATTTCGTTCATTGATTGATTCTCTTTTTAATTGTGACTAGGTCAAGAATAAAAATCCATCCTCTGTTCCCCTGCTTTACCAGGGGAAACGAGGAGGGACTATTTCCCCTCAAATTCCTTTATCTTTTTAGAAAGAAGCGCATGGAACTCTTCCGCTTCCGCATATAAGGCAAAAGCACGATCCACTATCTGCTTCATGCCTCTTACGCGATCCAATGCGCTGTAAGCATCATAGGCCGAACAATGTACTTCATGCAGACTGAATTCAGCACGAAGCAATCTCTCCAACTTTTTAGATCTCTTTTTCATTTGTTTGTGTGTTCCTTTCATTTTGTTTTGATTAGGTGCCACTATCGCGTCACCTCTCCTCCCCTGCGTGACCAGGAGAGACGAGGGGAAACTTACTTTGTCCCAAAAACTAGGGTGATCACTCCAACAAGGCAGGCGCCTAGAATGATTCCCCAAGCGAATACCCAAGGTTGCGCTAGTTGCATGATGCACGTTCCTTTCTGATTTCTGCGCTCCATTCCATGTCATTTGCAATTACCCAGGCAAACGCACTCCTCCAGGTTAGAAAACGGGCCTGGAATTGCCCGATTGAGTTGTAGACCGCGTAGTGTGTTTTATTCATGTTTCCTTTCGTTGTGTGTTTCAATTTGCCCTAGCAATCGCAAGGGCCTTTTCCTTCTGCGCTCCATGCGGAAGGAATCCAATTATGACCGAACGCTCTGCGCGCTGACATAGACCGCAAGTTGAACAGGTTGTGCCTTCCCTAGTTTGAGCAGGGCAAACGATAACTTTTCTGCCTTCTGGCGTCGTCGTGTTCCTTTTATCCTCATACGGCAAAAGAGTTGTGACTGGTCCAATTTTAAGCGCTGCCAACTTATCCGCATGGTTTAAACCATTCGCGCTTAAGTTGATCGTGAAGCCTTGCGCGTTCGCGCTCGCAATCGCTTTTCGATTTTCTTCAATCGGTCCAGACTGCGAGTCCAAAACAGGTTTATGGGTATAAGTGAAACCCTTTCTACCCTGGTTTGCGTTCACAAGGTCCGCCAGGAATTGAGGAAGAATCTCCTCGTTATCTCCTGGAAGGTCTCCTGCCTGGTTGTGGCGCCAAAGTTGCCCCCTGGGAAGGGAGCGGATTTCGTCTAGGAAGCACTCCCAAGCGCTTCCACGGACTCCCCTGCTTACCTTGTCCCAATGCCATTTAATCGGTCCGATTACATAGCATCCAGCGCCTTTTAATGGGCAGGAATCTGGGCATGTTGATTGGGGAGATGTCGAGACTGGAATCGGTCCAGTCTTTTCGTTCGAGCTGCTCCTGGTTAGATGAAACTTTGGCTCCTGGTCGTTCCATCCGATGATCTTTGCTGGTGCCTTGTTCATTTGATCCTCCCCGCTAGGACGCCAAAAGCGACGCCAGCGAAGAACACTAGACCGATGATTTGAGGTAGGTTATTCATTTATATTTTCCTTTACCAACCGATGGCATATCCAAGGTTTTTCAGCATTCCCTTGATTCTTCCTGGAAGTTCAAAGGCTCCATCAAAATCCACAACTTCTTTTCCATCGATAGTCAAACCTCCGCTTCCGTATCCATCGTCATTCCTAGATGAAATCTCCCAGCTTCCATGTCCATCGCTTCCAATTTCGATGAAGGCGTCAACTCCCTCTTTGTACTTCTCCAGGATATCGCCCGACGCGCTGACATCGACAACGCTATCCTTGGGGAAGAATTGACGGGCCTCGACTGCGCCAAAATTAAAGCGCTTAACTTCCATGCCCTTCTTGCGAGTGACCTTGACCGCGCTCGCTTCGGTTTGTTTGTTTGTGTTATCCATATTAAACAATTTCCTTTATTCCTTCCAGGTCCAACCAAGTAGTGCGAACAGCGTCTAGTCTAGCTAGAAGTCTTTCCCTCAATTCTGGTTCATTCTTTTCGACGCACTTATCCGCATACTTTTCCAATTCCTTCATTCTGGTTTGAAAATAAATCTCCATTCCTTCGAAGAAATCAGAGGGAGACTTAGGAAGAACGACGAATACCGCGTCCTTTTCGGTTTGTTTGTTTGTGTTATCCATACGCACAACATACGCCAACGGCTGGCATAGTCAATGGGTTTTTTAAAAATATTTTTATGGTAGAATATGGGAATGGAATCGATGCCTGCTGACGCTCCAGGAAAAGAATCCCTGGCACAAGACAAGGGTAAGAATGGGAAGCCATCCCTTTACAATGATCAGATTGCCCAGGAAATAATTGATGCTTGTCGTAGCGGATTCACCCTGGAGAAAGCAGGCGCCTTGGTAGGCCTTTCGCCTAGCACGATAAAATCCTGGTGCGCCAGGAAAGCAGACTTTGCGCGCAGGGTCGAGACTGCCAGAAAAAAGCACGAACTTGCCCTACTTCGCGACATAGAGCTAGCAGGCCAAAAGAGCTGGCAGGCCAAAGCCTGGATGGCCGAGCGGATCTACCTTTACTCTGTCCCAAGCGCGCGCCTATCGGTCCAGGGGAATGTAGAACATGGTTTAAGCGCAGGCCTGGCGCAGATATTAGCAGGATCTCTATCTAAAAAAGAAAAGCCCGTGCAAGTAATTGAAGCGCAAACGATTGAAGATAAGATTAGTTTGCCTCATAATAAATACAATACCTATTGTGCGACAAACGAAAAGACATCCCAGGAAACTTCCGCCCAGGTCGTCCAGGTCGAGCAGGCAAGCGCTACAAAGCGCAGGCGCCATGTTCCGATGAGAAGACGCTCGCCCAGGAAAGCGCAGGCCATGGATACCACGACGCCCCCTGGGGGCTCCCCCTCCCCAAGTTTGGAATCAGTAACCCCCCCAAGTATTTGCGACACAAAATAAAAAGAGGTCTATAGTGGGCAAAACAACTAAGCCTCCCAAACGCACGCCAGAGGAGATTTTAGCAGAAATCCAATCACCAGCAGGATTTGCAAAACACGTCCTAGGACTTGAGTTATATGATTGGCAGAGAAAAGTTTTGCGTGATCTGCAAGATAAAGATTGCCGAGTTGCACTCAAAGCAGCTAACGGATCTGGAAAGACAAGCACAGTCATCGCATCAATTTTAATTTGGCATGCGTTCTGTTTTAAGGGAAGCATCGCCACGACGACCGCTGGAGTTTGGAGGCAGGTCGAGAAACAATTGTGGCCTAGCCTGCGCAAACACATTGCGCGCGTAGGTGGAAATTGGGAAGTCACGTCTGGCGAAATCCGATACATATTTCCAGACGGAAACATGAGCAGGATCGTAGGGTACAGCGCGACAGATCCAGGTCGTGCGGAAGGGTTCCATGCCGACGACCACGACACCATGCCGTTGCTAATCGTAGTGGACGAAGCCAAGTCAATCCCAGATCCGCTCTTCGAAGCCCTGTGGCGTTGCCAACCTACTCGTGTATTGCTGGCCTCCAGCCCTGGTGCGAGTACAGGCGCGTTCTATCGCGCGTTTACCAAGGAGTCAGCGATGTGGAAGAAGCACACCGTGACAGCATTTGATTGTCCACACATCACCAAGTCGCAGATCGACGAGGTAGTGCAGCGCTATGGTGAGAAGCACCCGCTGACCAGGTCGATGGTTTATGGGGAGTTTGTGGACATAGGGTCGGAGAGTCTTGTCATCAATTACAACTCGCTCCAAGGATGCCAGAACAGTCCTCCAGACTTTAAGCCTGGAAACAGGACGGCAGGAGTTGACTTCGCAGCAGGTGGTGACTGCAACGTGCTGTGCATTCGGGATGGCAACAAGATCCTTCCGATCATCGCTTGGCGTGAGCGGGACACCATGGCTGCGGTTGGAAAGTTCATCGTCGAATTCAAGAAGCATGGTTTGAAAGCAGAAGACATCTATGCCGACGCCAGCGGCCTTGGAATGCCAATGTGCGATGCTTTGGCCGAGTCTGGATGGCGAGTCAATAGGGTTAACTTTGGTGGTGTGCCTCACGATGCCGATGCCTATACGAACAGGTCGGCAGAGATGTGGTTTAACATGTCCAAGAAGATTTCAGATCGTGAGATTATACTTCCAGAGGATGACGACGAACTGATGGCACAATTGACATGTCGCAGGACTGTGACTAATAGCAGGGGTAAGCTGGGCGTCGAATCCAAGGACTCACTGCGCAGTAGGGGCATATCCAGCCCCGACAGGGCCGACGCATTGGCATTATGCCTAGATGGTGGTAATATACGCTGGGACTTGACTTTCCCTACGGAACGGCCAACTTGGCGTACGTTAAACGATCTAATGGAACAAAACGACCCAGTTATGGCTGGGTTTGACGCAGGAGGATAAAACTATGAACATATGGAATTGGATTACTGCTAACTGGCAGACTATCGTCGCTGCTGTAGGTGGCGTGGTGCTGACCGCTCGTATCAT